AACATGAGTGGCTTAATTGCAGCAAAGACTTGGGCTGGGAGGAGTTGCTTAGGGGGCTCGCTAAACTGTGAAGTCCACAACTCTCTGTTCTTGGAAAAGTGAGCGTCTGTTAAAGGCTTACCTTTAGAAATTCGCTCTTGTCCTGCTTTCAACAAAGGCTTGGTGTGGAACAGGAAGTCGCCGTTAGGATGTCCCATTGGGATGACGTCTATGCGACCTTCTGTGGCGAAGGAAATCCAACAGACATCGTTGATTGCAGGCAGGCCTCGACTCTTGCCTATAGTCTCAACATCGAAGGCAAACGCTTCTGCCTTGCGATAAAAGTCAACGAATTCTAAAAGCTGTGCTTCAGTTGTAATGAGATTCATAATACCCTTTAAAGGAAAGGGGACCGCAAGTTTAGGACTGGGGAAGTCGAGGAGGACAGAACTTGCGGCCCCCAGCTGATGAGGAGTTAGGACTTAATTAGATTGCGAGCAATCTCTAGGTGCTCTTCATAAGAAGCCACCTTGATGATTGAGTTCTCGTACAAAGGGGTACTCTTTGCTACGGCTTCAATCGTCTCTGGATTAAGGTTCCATTCCTCCTCCAGGTCCGTGGCACGCACACGCTGTAGGTTGAATACAGTCTGTGGTCCAGTTCCCTGACGTGAGATTGCCCAGTAGTGCTTAGTTAGTGGGCCGAAACGAGGGTCGTCGTTTGCAGCACGCAACTGGCGGGCAAGCATGGTTGATGCAGTCAACACCTGAATCTCTGGCACATCTTCTGACAGGTTCAGAACGTTGAACGCAAACTTTGGTCGTGGAGTAAGTCCAGCGATTACGGTTAGTGGGTCTTCGTCACCAATGGACACGAAAGACTTCTTTCCCTCACGCTCTACCCAGTGCTGCTTGTAAATAGCAAAGGGCTCATTCTCCAAGAAACGGAATAGCTGTAACTGCTCTGAAAAGCGTACATCCGTTGGGAATTCCGAGTTACGCTTCTTAGTCGTAAGCATCGAATCTGCAGCATCCCAGCCTGAGGCTACGGAATTGTCTGCGGTGTCAGACCCTACTAGAACGTCATTCTCGTAGGAATCTGCGGTAACACTTGGTGCATTGATTGTCATGATTATCTTTCTTGAGGCACGAGGCTCTCAGTTGAGGTGAGGTCTTACGACTCTCTTCTTTTTTGAGTAGCTTCTGACCAACGAAACACAAGTGTCGCCGTTAGTTCACGAAGCTTGCTCCACTCTACACGTGCGGACCCTATAAGTCCACGACGCTCGAACTCTTCAATAATAATGTCGATAAGTTCACGTGTGTATACACGGTTACCTTGGACTTTTTTACCGTTTAGTTCTTTAGAGCGAAGTCGATAGGGAGCGATAGGTATGTACCCTTTCTTTTCCCATAGACGAATAGTTACAATCTGTTTTTCCAAAGCCAGTGCTAACGCACCGATAGTAAACAGCTCTGTTTCTACTCCATTTAAAGACTTAATAGTAGGGTTTTCATCCCAACCATTAGAGTCTCCAAAAGCTTTTTTGCGTTGCTTCACGGCACGCTCGGTTGAGTCTCTTCTGGGCTGGCGAGAGCCTGGGACCTTGTCTAATCCCTCAAAGGCACGGAGGATTTCTTCCTCACTACGCATACCTGGCATGTTACTTCTTTGGAGTTCTCAGTGCCCAAGTAATGGTTACTGGAAACATCTCGTCTAACTGTGCCTCGGTTATCTTCTCTTCGTAGAAGGACGCCATAAGTGCGTCTTCGTCGATTACCCGCACCATTTTGTAAACGTCATCTCCGATACCAGACGCTTGAATTATCTCTTCTGCTTTTTCCTCATCCAATTTTCTGGAGGAACGAAGCTGCTTCTCTAGGCGAAGTACCCCGTCAATTGGGCTGTCAAACTCATACAAGAGGTTACCTCTAGAGTCTGGTAGGCCGTCTTCGTCTAAAATAGACATCAGCGTTTCACGAAGCTCTTTGGTTCGCTTATCTAAAGCGTCAATCGTTTCTTTTGCACGTACATACTCCCTTACTTGACTGAAGAAGTCTTCTGGGTCGTAGTACTCACGTGGGCTTTCTGGTATTACATTTGCCATCGTTTCCTCCTATATTAGTTTCCCTGAGATGAATTCTATAAGACTTCCTACTGTCAAGTCAACTCCGCCACGTTTATTTATATTAGTGCCATCCAGAACAGCCCCAGCGATGCTGCCCTTCTGTCGTAACATGTCCCACTGACGCTGTTCTATGGAGTCCTTGATAAGAATGTCTTGAATGGTAATGGTAGTCCAAGTTGAAGATGCACGATTAATCCTGCCGTTGCGTTGTACAGCCAAACCAGAACTCCACGGCTGGTCATAATTAACCAAAAGATTAGCTTGAGGAAGGTCAACACCATAACCGCCAGCGTCGCTACTAACAAGTACCCTAATACCAGTAGTATTCTGAAAACGAACTTTTGCATCTTCCTTCTCCTTAGCGTTCATTTGCCCTGTGTAGGAAACTGCTTTAATACCTGCGGTTTCGAGAGCTTCGACAATTCCTTTGACTGAGTCTATGTAAGAAGCAAACACAACTGCTTTATAGTCTTCTGCAATTTCTAGATGGTCTTTTAGGTACTTAATTGTAGCGTCTAGCTTTGGGGTGGTGCTTAGTTCAAACAGGCTTTCTCCCAAAGAAGCGGCAAAGGCACTTCCCCCGAGGCTGTTGTCGTATGCAAGAGCGGACTTCTGTAATACTCTTGGGCTAGAACAGAGCATTCTCATAGCGGTAATACGAGACATGATTTGACCTCGGAGTTCATTCATGGGGTCATCCTGGTGCATCTGCCCGTAATGCGAGGCGATGCTAAACGAAGACCCAAAGTTTTCTTTGGCCTCTGCGAGTAACGCCATTAAGTTAGTCGCCATAACGTTATATAACTCCTTGCTTTTCTTATCTAAAGTGATAAGTAAAGGTTCTCTGTAAACAGCGTCTGGAAGGTAAGGCTTTACATCTTCATCTTTTTGGGATTTACGAACAACTACTTCAGATAAGGTTTTGTGAAGGGTAGGGAGATTTCGGTATCGGTCTACGCCGCCCCAATGATTACGGACGATAAAGGTCTTATCAAAGATGTCGAACCTACCCAGTACGCTGGAGTCTACAAATTGCATAATGCTAAAGATTTCTTCTGGCTTGCCGTTTTCAATAGGAGTGCCAGTAAGGGCAAACTTAATTGTAATATTTTTTGCGAGCTCTTTTACTTTCTTGGCTCGCTTAGCTCTGAAGCCCTTAATTGCCGTTGCCTCATCACAAACGACCGCATCAAAGTTAAGTGCCTTTATAGTATTCCAGTCATTCAAGACTTGCTCGTAGTTCATGATTACGTAGTTAGAGTCTTTAGCGTCTAGGTATTGCTGCTGTCTTTGCTTAGGGGTTCCGTCAATAACTATGGAAGTTTTGTCTGTGAACTTAGCTATTTCTTTTTTCCACTGATACTTAAGGCTGGCTAAGCAGAGCACTAAAGTGCGTTTGGGAGCTAACTGCTCAATGGCAGCAATAGTCATGGGAGTTTTACCAAGGCCCATTTCATAAGCAACAAGAATACGTTGCTGGGAGACCATCTTGGCTACAGCGTCAGTTTGATACGGCTTTAGAGTTCCCGTAAACATAGGCTGATTCTCCTAGCACTACGGACTTTGCGTTCTCGATGCCCCAAGCTATCTCTTGGTCCGTCATGTCTCCTGGGTCCTTTTTGGTAGAGGTCCCGTAGTTAAAGTAAAAAAGGTTTAGGTTGTACTTGACGCTGAAGTCTTTCATGTCTTGGCAGGCTTTCTTTCCTGCAGCATCAAAATTCGGGTTATCAAAAGCCGCAATGACTTTATCCGACCCACGTAGCAGCTTCGCCTGTGCGTCCGACACTATTGCACCGCAGGTCGCCATGGCTCCTTTGTAGCCTGCAGTATAAATACGCAGACAATCTAAAGGAGATTCCACAATAATAGAAATGTCTTCCCGTTTCTGCGTAAACCCGAACACTGTACTGGACTTCTTTAAACCAGTTGGGAAGTTACGAAAGAAGCGATTTACTGTGCCCTTAATCTGATACCCCAACAGCTTATTATCGAAGGGGCTTCGCAATGGTAAAATCCAGTTCTTCCGCCTTACTTCCCAAAGCACCCCGTAAGCAATGGCGGATTCTGCCGAAACTGCTCTTTTGGCAAGTGCCTCACTTGGGGGTACGTCGAAAATAGCTAGGTTAGCTTCTTCAATAGAAAGCTCTTCCCTAGTCGTGTACGTCGTTCTTTCTAGCTTTTTTCTTAAAATATCTAGGGGGACTTCATTGCCAACTGACTTCAGCCAGGATTTGGCAGCACCGTAGTCAGGTTCCTTGTGACCCCATAGTTCAATCTGAAAGTCCTTGAGGTCACAGATAAGAGATAATAATCCTCCGTGGTAACCGCAGGAGAAACAGTTGTGCTGACCTGTCTCTACGTGCATAAACCATGAGGGGTGGCCATCTTCTTTTCCTGTAATACTGGCATGCATTGGACACAAGGCACGGGCGTTGTCTCCTTGAACCTCGTATTCTATGCCGAGGTTTTCTAAAGATAGCTCGATGTTATACAAAGGTCCTAGCCCCTGAGTACGGACTGCACCAAGTGCACTCGTCGTCTTCATCATGGAAGCAAGAGCTGTCCCAATTCCATGTCAAGGTGACTGCTGTGTCTGGGGCGGCGTTACGTGCTTGAACAATTTTTAAGGTGCGAAGTTGTTCGTCATCTTCTACTGGCTCTAAGCCTAAAATGACGTCAGAGTCTTGGAAGAATGAGGAGGAGTAACCAATAGAGTCTGCGGTCACTTTATTTTTACGCATCTTCCACAAAAGAGTCTGAGTAGTAATTACAATCGGGATGTCCATGGCTTGTGCCACTCGCTTAAGTCCACGGGTAATGTTGGTCAACGCTTGTGGGGTGTTGGACTCTCCCGTAACCTGGTCCATCATCAAGTAAACACCGTCAACAAAAAGAATGTCTGGTTTCAACTGCTCCACTTTGGCAACGAGGGTATCAATGCTCAACCCGTTGATTGCGTCTACCATATGGAAAGGATGCATCTCTTTAAGGTCATCCATCATTCCGTCGTATTGAGCCTTCTCTACTGGAGAAAGTTTCCCTCGGCGGAGCTTTGAGTGGCTAAGGTGGGCACGCATGGCATCGTGTCTTTGTGATTGCTCGAAGTTACTCATCTCAAATGACTGAAACATCGGCACCTTGCCAAGCTCATGAGTGTTGATGGCCATACGAAGAGCGATTTGTGACTTACCTGTCTTTGGAGGTGCAATCACTGTAATAAGCTGACCGCCCTGCAACCCTGCAGTAGCTTGGTCAATTGCTGCGAATCCTGTAGGCACACCGAGTAGCTCCATGTTCAAGAGCTGTTCGTAGAGCTCTAGGCGAGCTTCGATGTTTTTAGTGAGGTCTACGTGAGTAGTGCCAATCTGTCCCTGCTCGTTTACAAGGGTGATGGTCTTGCTCATTTCAGAGAGAGCACCTTCAGGGTCGCTCTTCTCCCACTTTTCAATAATGGTTTGTAGACCAGTTCTGGCCACCATGTCACGGCGGTCTTTGACGGTCTTGTCAATCAGGTAAGTGAGGTTATCCTCTACAGCTATCTCTTTGAAAGAGGGGTAGTTCTCTTGAACCGCATCTATGGTAGGCACTTCACGATAAGTGGAGTAGTGCTCACGGATAAACTTCCAAATACGACGAAGGTCGTCGTCTAGAATCCAGTCGTCTTTGATGCCCCGTTCTAAAACAGGGATGATAGTGCGGTCTTGAAGTACCTTATGTACTAAGCGTGTTTCGATGTTGTGGGCCAATTTATCCTCCTACAGATTGGCTAAGTCTAACCCCCAAGAGCCGTAACGGGCAACTTGCCCAGATGTGTCTATTACTGCTTTTAGATTAGTTCGATAAGGAAGTTCACTTACCAAGTCATGGAACGATGGGAACAGTTCTGAGTAGTTGAAGGGGTTCCCTCCACGGTTATCCAGTCTCTGCATCAAGCTGTCCAAGTGGGTTTGGGTCCACAAGTCGTCTTCAAAAGCCACTATCTCAACAGAAAGACCGTACTTAAAAGATACGTTCCAAAGCCTAGATAACTCAGCATTGTTCAAAGACTTAACGACTCTAGTAGTCTCTGCTTTACGAAGAGCCTTCTTTGTCTCTTGAATCTCCGACTGAACAACTACGTCAATAGTCACGATTATTCTTGGGGGAGTCTCGTTAGAGATGTCCCCATTAATCAATTACTTCGACTTTTCCATAATCAATAATAAACTGACGAAATAGTGCGGAATCAGTCATTGCCATTTGAGCTACGTCTTCATCTACTTCTTCAGGGATGTGTATGGCGTAGTGCCCATCATTATTCATCATGTGAGTCTTTACATACTTAACGTGGTTACACCCACGAAGCTTTGAGTGGTTTAAACAGGTGCAGCGGATTTGAATGTTATTTAGGGAGTTAACCTCAACTTCTGCCACATAATCCTTAGTCAGGAATAGTTGAACGGTTCTCCAGTCTTGACGCACAGTCTGCTCTCTCATTAAGTCCTCCTCAGGTCCTTAGTTCCTATTATGACACGCTTAAAGGCTTCGTATACAAATGAACCCATAGCGTCTCCGTATTTCTGCCCCCACTTATCCCTAGCAACATTAGTAGTGATAATAGTGGGCAGAGCCTTATCATAACGAGAACGTAGTACCTCGTCAAATCCTGAAGTGTTGTACTCAGAGCCGTACTCCTTGCCTAGGTCATCTAGGACTAGTAGGCGTACGTTCAAGTAGTCGTCTGCACAGCGTCCGTGGAGACCGTCCATCTCTAACTGCATGGTTCTGCGAGTTTCCGAGTTGGCGTCTATCATCGCCTTCTTGCGGTGCATGAACTCTGGGAATGTTAAGTAGTAAATGGGCCGAGAATCAAAGCCGTATTCTCCAGAGTCATACTTTAGAATGCTGTTGGCTTCCCCCTTATCCTCGGGCAACCGACGAACAAACTCCAAGAGAGAAAGTACTGCGTGAGTGGTCTTTCCTAAACCTGGGTCTCCGTCAAACAAGAGGCCTACCCCAGTGGTTCCAAGTCCCCCAACGTTTTTTACTACGTTCCCTGCGAGGACTTGCTCTAGCCACTGGTCCAGTTGAGGTGCGAACTTCCCTGTTCGTGCTATGACGTCTGCAGGTGTCATTCCAAAAAACCGACTAGGTATGTTGGAGTTCTTTAGAATCCAGTGCCTTTTTAAACTAGTAATTTGCTGAACCATTTGTCCTCAATTTCTGCTCATAAAACTCAAGGTCTTTGCGACCTGGCATTGAGTTGTCAAAAGCTGTCCCATCAGAAGCATACACAAGTTCCGCTTGTTTTGCAGAAATTGCTTCAGTTTCTGTAATGCTAATGTCTGAATTCAGACCAAGGTTCTTCAGTGCGGTAGGCAAATGACTAGTGAAGAACTTCAAGAAACGGCCTTGAATGTAGTGAGGTTTAACAGGGGCCTCGCTCCTGAACCAGCTATCTTCAAAGAAAAGTCGCATAACCTCCAGCTCAATTATTGGAGTGAGGTCAAACTGCTTTCGATTTCTAGCGATGATTTTCTGCATGTTTAGAGTGTTTACTGCATGCATGATTCCAGGAAGCTTCTGGTAAATCTGGTGTGAGAACTCTGCAGCTACGTCTAAGGCAGTCCATTCTTCCTGTGGCCTAAGGTTCCTAGTCTTGGAAGAACGTTTACTGACAGTGGCCCCTTTTTGTGCTGAGGGAAGCTCATCGTCAAAAAGCCCAAACCCTACTAGGTCGGCGTCATCGTCTTGCCATCCTCGTCCCACAATTATCTCCTTTGTTCGTTTCTTCACATGTTCGGCACCGAACATAAAATAAGACGTAGTCTTATTTTCTATTAGTAAGTTATTGATATTACTTATATCAGCTGTTGACCCCACATTTTTGTGGATGACACCAACCTCATTTTTGTGGATGGCAGAGCTCTCATCCTCATTTTTGTGGATGGCAACTTCCGTGTTTTTATGGGAGGGTGAGCTTAGAAAGTATACGTTTTTGTATAGCTTTCCTAGGTTACGTTTAGTACGCTCAACCGTTAAGAGATTAGCTTGCTCTAACCCCCTGATAGCTCTTCTAACTGACTCTTCGCTACACTGGGCGTACTTCGCCAGCATGTCCATAGCCTCGGTACACTTGCCTTTTATAGACAGGGTACAGATGATGTCTAAGACACGATACTCGTTAGAGGTTAAGTTAGTTAAGAACTTCTCTTCAGTGGTACACATAGAAGGTCATCATACACGACGATTTCCACTGTTAATTAGCACAGGCCGATTTATAAATGACAGAATAACTAAAGCAAAGAACCCTGCAGCTGGAACACCTACTATTAGAGACGTAAACTCAGTCCCTAATATCCATAAAAATAGTGCACTCAGTGGGAGTGTCGTAAGCCTTTTAGTGGCACTGCTTGACATCCACTTACTCAGTAGCCCCGATATAAACTCGGTGACATACCCTACTGCCATTCCAACAACTATTACATTTAGTAAAAACTCCATAAGAGGAGTTTACATCGTAATGGCTGTAGTTTCTATGCCGCCGAGACTTCTTACTACGTAAGGAGTATTAGAAGGCAAAAACTTCTCTAACTCTTGAATCAAACGGATAGTCTTTTGTAGTTTGTTTTTGTACAAGTGAGAGGGAGAGTTACCCGAGGTCCCCTCCCAGACCACGCCAAACTCTGGGGGGAAAGAACCATCGATGTAAAGAGTAGGGGCAAAAGAAGCTTCTAATTGAGCAGCTTCAAGGTTAATTATGCTACCCGTAGTAGGAGCATCACACTTTATTGACACCGTAAAGAACAGGCCGTCTGACACGTACGACGCTGGAAGATACCCTGTCACTACAAGTCTGACCCACTCGGTTCCGACATTGGTTACCGCTCCGTTAAAAGTAACTGAAGGGTTAACACTGTCTACTGCCACAATTCTCAAGTACAGGTTTTCGTTACGGGTGGGAGACTGTACATACGTAGAAAAAGAGTAGTACTCTCCAGTGGGCATCCCTCCCGTGTTGGTAACGTCACTTATGGTAACTGGCCCAGTGGCCGACACGGACAGCATGGTGTCGCCCGAGTAAAGGTAAGGAGCTGTGTCAGCAGGGTACGTCGCTGTCCCTCCTGCAATGCTCCACTCTTGAGTTATGCCTGAGTAAGAAGGGTTATTAATGTAGTTACTCTTGTTCGGCAACAAAAGGATGTCCACACCGCGAGCTTCGTTAAACACAATTACTGAAGAGTCTGCAAACTGCATCAAGTCCAGGTATACGGTACCCACAGAGCTAAACTTAACCCCAACACTTGCGTACACGGCAGAAGCAACTGCAACAACAGCGTTTAGGTTTGTAACTGTTGCATTAGGAACAGTAGTAGGTATTGTAAACGTAACAGTGTTTGAGGTAACGCTACTTAGCGTGTAGTTCCCATCAAAAGGGATTCCTAAGTTGACTACTTTTACTGCGTCGCCCTCATTTAGGATGTGAGCTCCATCAGTAGTAGCAGTAACTACATTATTTGCAACTGTGTACTGAGTGATAATAAAGTCTCGACCAGGGGCCTCTGCCGTGACTGAGTACTTTGCCCAGCTAACGGTCGTATTTGTAGTGCTTCCAAGTACTGTGGAGAGGACGTTTCCGCCAGAATCATGCCATACAACTTCTGGGATAACACCGACTATTGCTTCGCCACTTAAACTTCTTGCGTAAAAACTAAAGGAGTACTCTGTCCCACTAATGACGGGTATTCCTCGAGTAATCGGTTCTTCTCTACCGTTAGTAATCTTGGACTCAGCAGCACTGACTACCACCTTTGCAGAGTAGTCTTTCTCAATTGCAAGGTCTTCACCGCTGGGTGGGTTAATGTCGAAACCAAGAGATAAGTTGGCCGCACCACGGACGACCCAACTACCCAGGGATTCATTAAAGGTACTATCTTGGTTAGATAGGAAGAGGTTTGGAGAGGTAGAGATGACAGGGGCAAATCCTGTCAAGCTTTCAATAAGGACGGCCACACCTGCCAAAGTCCCTTTTCTAGCGTAAGTGTAAAGAGCTTCTCTAACCATCCTCTTTTGACGAATAATTAGCTCAGTATCTTCAAGAGTCAGTCCCAACTCAGCCGCTTGTAGGTCTAATAGGGCAGGGTTAGTGCTGAGCCCAGAGTAGTCTGGAAGAAGCAGGTCTGTCAAAGTAAGGAACTCATCGATAGTGAACGAGAGTGGCTTAAGAAAGGTGTATAAGTCTGAGGAAGTATCTACTGGGTCAAGGGGTGTCTGACTTTCAGAAGTGTAAACTCTTGGAAGGAGGTCCATCACAGAGTCATGTGTGGAAATAAAAGTTTCTCCATCAGGTCCAACAGTACCGTGCTCTCTTGGAAGAACAACCACAGAGCCTTCGGCGGGAGCCCAAAGATTTGTGTCGGAACGACGAAGCCACATCTTGTAGTAAACAAACCGTCCAGGAATTAAGGGAACGTTGTTTTCTACCGAGTCGTCTTCTAAGTTGTACTCTCCGTCAATGTAGAAGCCATCGCCAAAGTTTCCAGATTCGTTTGATACATCTAAAAGAATGATGCCGTCTTCAGGCCACTCACCGAATCCAACTTGGTTTCGTACTAAACGAAGTCCATTTACGGCTCCTTGAGGAGGTCCCCAAGAGAGAATTACTTTGTCGTAATCAACAGCAACGGCTTGAAATGGTTCAACAGAAAACGGTAGACGAGGTATCTCGCCGTAGAAACTACCGCGGTATACAAACGCACCATATTTTGACAATTAGAATCCTTTAAACTATGTCGCCCTGGACTACAAACCAGTTAAAGGTGATAGTGCTGGTTCCTGTTCCTAAAAAGTTAATGGTAATACCCACTGTGTCAGTTATAACTACTGCAGTAGCGTGGTTACTTCCAGTGATTTGGGCAAATCCTAAAGGAGCATTTGCAAACTGCACCCCTGCACCAAAGGACACGGTGTATGTCCCAGCCCCAGCAGTAAGTGTGGTCGTTCCAAAACCAGAAGCAGCTAAAACGGACGGGACTTGAGAGCCCACTTCTTGCCAAGCAGACCCGTCCCAAACACGAATTGATTTATAAGCCATTTAATCTCCTATACGTATTGTAGCCAAACATCGCCATTAGCACCATCTGATGGGCTAGGGGCGGCGGTGGATGCGTTTATTCTACGGAAGCCCATTACCCCAACGTCAACAGATGGGTCTTCTGAAAGAAGAAGAGCTGCCGCATTAAATGGGTCAATGCTACTTCCTGAAACAATCCAAATGCTCCCAGGGATAACTCCTGTAGGAGCAGTTGGCTGGTAGTACACTGTTGGACGTGCTTCCACGTAGCTTTGGATGTCAGTAGACCCCGACACGATTACTGATGAGGTAGGGATGCTAGAAAAAGTATTACTCGCCCCGCTAAGGGTCTTATTGCTGAACGTCGTAGTTGAAGAAGCGGTTGAGACGTTGCTTCCGCTTACCTGCAAGACTCCAGCAGCGGTCACAGAGGTAACGACTGTGTTATCGCTGTTGCGGGCCTGGAATAGAGCGGCAGTTTGCCCAGAAGCTGCACGGATTGTTAATCCAACAGTGCTTGCTGCGGCTGGTGTGAGGATTGTCCCACCTGAGCTTCTTACCCTGTCATTAAATGCTTGGAATAGACCAAATTCAATGTTTTGAATACGTGCACGGACGCTCCCCCAAGCCAACGTAGCTTGGTCAAAAGTACCGCTCCAACCAGTGTTAGTAGCAGGGAAAACACCTATAACCTGCTGAAGTGCAGTTACCTCGTCATAAACCTGGTTTATGTCTGCAGCAAGAACAATATCAAGAAGGTCACGTTTGCGTGTGAACGTCTTTATTGCAGCGGGGAATGAAGCGGTCATAAACTCTCCTAAAGTCTGTCTCTATTGTCTCTTTTATAGGCCGTTTTGTAAGGCTAAGGGCATGTCTGCTTCTAGCTGAGCTATGCGAGACTCATACTCCACAAGTACTTCAGCCATGTAGACCAAGGTAGCTACTAAGTCCAGCTCTGTTCTACCATCAGAGAAGGTAGAGAACTGCAGACCCTCCTGAGAAGATGTAGTGGGCTCTATAAAGGCGTGTTTTTTAGCATCAATTACTTTCCCAAAAACCCCCACCCAAATAGGGTAGGAGGGGTCCCCATTTTCAAACATTACCCAAACACCCTGATTAACTGATGGGGAAGCCACTTTTATACTGGCGGTCTCTAAAGGCCAGGCCCAGTTAGTAGCTGTGTCCCCTGTAATTGCAGGCACTACAAGGCGTAGTCGTCGTTTATTTAGGGGGTCTTTATTGCTAGCAACTGTCCCTCTGTACAGCCCAGGATACTTGGCATCAGACATTACGAGTTCCGAGTAACAGTAAGTACGTAACTACTGAAAGTAATTCCGTCCGCCGCCTCTACGCTAAACGTAATAGTACTTACTCCTACAGGGGTCGCTATGTTTGTAGCAAGTTCAGAGGCTGTTACTACCCCGTTAATTCTTAGTATAGAAGAATCAGCTTGCGTGTTTCCAAGCACTGTTATAGAAGTCGTGCTGTTCGGCACAGTTGTTGCATAACTGTAGAAGCTCGGACTAAACGTTGGAGACGCAGTTCCAGGAGAAGCTTGCAGGTCTGTCAAGTTCGAGTTAGAGGAGAGCTGTGCCACAGAGATGTTGTCAGTTAAGAATACAAACATTTCATTTGCTTGACCCAAAAGAATACCCCTAGCAGTAGTTCCTCCTGTTCTGTACAAAGCAGTTACTTTTGCGTTTCTAACTCCAGTAAGGTTTCGTATCAACGCCTCCACTTCCTCAGGGTGAATAATCTGATTAAAGTCAGAGTTGCTGTATCCAAAATTATCAAGGACAGCTTTAAGGATGTTTGTGTCGAGAGTTACTTCAGAATACTGAGCAAACTTTGAGTAAGAAATCTCTATGCTGGCTTCCACATACGTTGGTGGAGACACAGTTAGTGTTGTTCCTATAAGGAGCTTGTCAGATATGAACTGTTGTACGTCAGCCTGTAAGTCGTACCACTCCTCTAAAAGAACCCCACCCTCGTTTGGGTTTGCCGTATATCCAGGGAACTGGTCTACGGAAGTAATGTTTCTTTGTGGTGCTACGTAAGTAGTTACCGAAGTCCAATAGTCAGCAACTGACTTTGCTTTTCCAATACCAGGGACTTGCAGGGCCAGAGAGTTAAAGTCATTTAAAGAAACAGCCCTGTTTAAAGAGGTCAGTGCCTTAGGAGCGTTTTCTTTAATACTAGCGTTATCTTCTGGGCTTTGACCGCCAACGCCAGCAGAGCTGTTTGTAACAGTCATCGTAGTTGAAAGAGTCGCAACTTCAGCGTCTGATAGGCCAGGTACTCGATAAATTTCGTCAAGAAGGTTTGACGCAATGTTACCTACCTCGCTGCCCCCGACGTTGTACGTAGCCTTTATAACAGAGAACCTAGGAGGTATTTTTCCAGAGACGCCATCTCCAAAGAGCACGAAGGTAAAATCATTAGCATCTGAACTAATGCCTACTACAGAGTCAAAGGGGCCATAGTCAATTATGTTGTCTACAACAGTCCACGGTTCAAATAGGTCACCAACTTGAACGTACACTACAGATGAATTACCAATAACTTGAGGTTCTTCTAAGCGAAATGCTTGGTCTGGCTGACCATTAGACACTCCTAATAACTCCCCTGCTATGTCTTCCACACTCTGGGCAGCATTCTCAGGTCTCTTAGAGATGTCCTCATAATTCAAGGCACTTGTGGTAATTTGACCCACTGCCCCTCCGACTTTGGCAGGGACTATCGTTACCGTTGGAATAGTGTAAATCAGCTCAAAAACAGTGTCACCGATAGTTACGTTAGCTAGTAGCTCTGTTCCAATAGGTAAAGTGACCGCCACTTCGGCATCGTTAATAAACTGCACGTCAATAGTGGCAGCCCTATATCCTGCAGGGGTGTACCCGTAATTAGCCGCAATGTTCAGAATTGACTGTCTTTGAGTTGCGGTAGGCAAAAAAGACTCGTTCGCTACACGGTCAATGTAGTAGTTGACCACGTCTCCCATGTACGCAAATGCTTCCACCATCGCTACCCCAAAATCTGCAGGGTCCTCACCTCTCCATGTAGGGAGCTGTTCCCGTATGCGTAGTATGAGGTCTTCTCTAAGCGAGAAGTAGTCTCTCGAGGTGTAGTCTACGAAAGAAGGGGTAGTGCTTACTGAATCTGCCATGCGAATTCCTCAGTTAGAGGGCCACTGCCACTGATTGTGGCAATTCCCAGTCGAACGCTGTAGTTAGCCCCGCTAGGGGTTTGATACACTATGTTTACGGTAATTATTTCAGTTTTCTCAGATACTTCGGTAGCTACTTCAAGCAGAGAAAGCAGTGGAAGATGATTGTTAAATGCAGCTTCTATATCTGTATCAATAGATGTAAGAACAGCGTCTTCTGTGTCAAACACGCTCAGTGTCGCATTACACCCGAATACAGGTCTGTAGACTCTTTGCCCTAAGGAAGTTCCGATTACGGAGCGGACCCTATCCGCCCAAATCTTTGGTTGGTCAACTGTAGCTGCTACTTTACCAATAGCATCGATTTTAAAAGGCAAGGAGATAGCGAGGTCTGCTAAAGACATTAGTTTCCCCTCCAAAGTATGTTTGTGTTACCAAATCCTTGACCAGATTCTTTAAGGGCAGGTATCTTTTGCGTTAAGACTGAGCTTCCAGGACCTGAAGAGCCTCGCAATGCGTCTAACACGAGCTCATCTACGTCTATTATACTGTCATTTAAAGATTTAACTTTTCTAAAAATAGAGCTTGTATTTTGACCAATACCATCGGTAAGCAAGTCAAGAGACACCTCGTAGATTCCAGTTATGTTCATAGAGTGATGCACTTTTTTGACTGCCCAATACCCGTCCGTATCTGCACCAGTTCCTTGGATGTACACAGCCGTATTAGGAGCAGCCCTAGGGTCACCTTGCCCTCGAGCCTTAGCGGCAATTATAAACCGCGTAGCAGAGGTGAGTGCGTTAGCGGTTATCCTAGAAAAAGAACTGCTAGTGATAACTTCGTCGCTGTAATCGCTGAAGATAGGGGCACTAGTATTACGCCTAGTAGTGTTTGGAGAGGTATTTCTAGGAGAGCTAACACTACCTATTTTTTTACCAGTTAAAGGGTGTACTCCAGCGGTTCGCCTGGTTGTGTAGGGGCGTTCTGCCCTATCGAAGTAGTCTCCTTTTTCAACAACGAATGAGTCAAGAGTCCTGTCATACGCCAGCGAGTTAGCTGCAGTAGAGGGAAGCTCAAGGGAAAAGGAGGCAGCACTACTCACGGAGGCTTTTAATAACTTATTTAACGGCCTAAAATGCATAGTTGTATTTTCTACGTATAAAACATAGCCAATTTTAATGGCGTGCTCTTGAAGCCATGTCCAATAAGACTCTCCTGCCATAGATAGCTGTTGGAACCTTTTAGTACTTGGCTCACTGACGAACTTTAGGTTAAATTGCTTAGCAATTAGTGATGCCACTTCAGGTATCGTTTTGTCTTTCCAAGCTCTAGACGCTCTTTCTTTCAAAACGTAAGACGCCCCTATACAGACCACTTTCATGGTTTGAATAAGCTGAGCCGTATTTTGACTGCTTACGTGAGATACGTACCCAGTCCAAGATTTTTGTCTAGTACCTTGCGTCCAAGAAAATATTACTGGAGTACCTGTTTTTAAAAGAGTGTCCCAAAATGAGCTGCTTCTTGAAAAGCTCAGCTCTAAAATATCGTGGCTACCTCTTTCTTGATAAAGGTCCACATCGTTAGGAGCGACAGTCAGAGAAGGCAGGGTAGGAAAAACGACCTTGTAAAGGTTATTCCTCCTGTACTTTAACCAAGGCTTACTGGTCATAAGGAATCCTTACTATAGTTCCTATAGAGATACTAAAAGGATTGGCAATCTCTGGGTTAAAGTCCATAATTTTCCACCATAAGTTAGAGTCTTCTAACAGGTTAGCTGCAACGTTTTCTACCCTATCTCCGTCCCTCCAAATGTAGTAAAAGAAAGCAGAGCTATTAAAAGGGAACTCACGAAGCACAACTACGGAGTTACCCCCAAGTTTTGGAGTAAAAGCCTTGTAGACGTTAGCGGTAGCGTACCTGCTATCAGAAAAAATCATCCTGTGATACCTTTAATTATTGTGAATACGTTGTTGGTGCTAGCGGAGGTAACTGTTGCTGAAGTACCTTGTATTTTCCCAGTGTCCCTAGAAGAGCCAGTGCGGGTGTAGGAAGGGGTGCTGGGATTTTTAGAGA